GTGATCTTTTACTTGACCAATTCTTATTTATTACAGGGGCAATTTTTCCCTCCCACATTTATTTAGATCCATTTGGACACCTTTATAGATGAAAATGGTGGAAAGCAAAAAACAGACTTACATAGTAAGCACCTGATAAACTAAACTAACTAACATTTTTATCATAAATTAAAGGAGATAATAAAATGGCAATTTCAAATGACCTCCTATCATCCACGCTTTACAGCATCCGTGATAGTGAAGTAGACAACCTTTTCAAGAAGGTTGCTTTCCTCGATGGTGTCCGTCGAGCAGGTGGTGTCGAGACCGAAAGCGGCGGCATCAAGATCCAGCGTCCTCTCTCAATCGCAGAGCATTCTACGATCACACAACTAGCTACTGGCTACGAGCCCGTTTCCCTCGCGGTAAACGACGTTCTTCGCCCTGCTATTTACGACTGGTGCGACTTTACTGCGCCCATCGTAATTACCAAGAAAGAAGAAATGGAGAACAGCGGTGAATACGCCATCGTTAAGATCCTCGAAAGCCGAATGAAGTCCGTTATGGGAATGCTTCGTCGTGAGCTTAACAAGCAGATCCTCGTTGGTAATTCTACCGTTCTTACTGCTATGAACACCTTGAATGGCGACACCGGCATCGGTTCCGCTACTGGTTTCCTTGAGCACCTCTCACCTGCTCTGCCCTCTGGTCAGAACAACGTGGTTGGTGGAATCTCAAAGGCAACCTTTCAGGTTCCCGGTTGGCTCAACCAGTTCGCAAACGCTGGTGGAACCTTGGCTATGACCGACCTCTACAACCTCTACATCGCTGCTAACAGCGTTGCCCCTGCGGGCGACATCAGCCAGTTAATTATGTCTGATGATGCTTTCAGTCAGTATCGTAACCTCTTGTTCGCACAGGAGCGTTTCGTTCAGACTGATAAACTTGATGGTGGTAGAATGGGACTAGCCTTCAACGGCGCTGTTGCTGAACAGGATCCAGAGATGGGCTTTGCTTCATCTGTTGCTGGAAACTGCGATGCTTATATGCTCAACTACGATGGCGTCAAGCTTGTCTTCCATAGTGAAGGTGATTTTGCTGTCAGCCCATTCGAGCACATCTCGGGCACAACCGCTCGTGCTGCTCAACTTTATGTTAAGGTCCAGCTTGTTGCCGATCACCTCGGTTCACAAGGTGTCCTTATCAACGCTTGATAGCAACCAAATCTAAACTAAAAAGGAGAAAAAGATAATGGCTACTTCAACACTAATTCAATACCTAGAAACAGAACGCTACGGCTCCCTCCCCGGTGCCGCTGCGGAGGCTGTAGGCACAGATTCTATGAATCGTCGTCAGGTCGAAACTTTCATTGCTGCTGCCGCAATCACACTTGGTCAGACCGTCTCTCTAGACGCTGGTCAGGCTGCTGATGGCGACAAAGCAATCAAGGTCAAGCCTTCGATTACTTCAGACACCAACCTAGTTTGCCCAGTCGGCGTGGCTCTTGCCGCTGCCGGTGTTGGCGAGAAGGTCGAGGTCTGCGTTCGTGGCGTCTGTAAGGCTACTGCTGCTGCTCACACCAAGGGCGATGTCCTTACCGTGACCGGCGTTGCTGGCTCACTAGACACTACTGCTGCTGCGACCAGTCCTGCTGTCGCAATCAGTCTCGATGGTGCTACGCCCACCGCTACTGTTTTCGTTCGTGGCGCATTCTGATTAACAGAATCGTCTAGATTACTAGCCCTCCTTCGTTTTTTGACGGAGGGGGGCTTTTTGCTTGACTTTTACTTTATTCATAGAGGAACACTAAATGGCTAATCTCAAAGCATTACGCGAGAAAATAAAAAACATTACTGATTATAGTCCTGAATTACAGGCTTACAACGATCAGTTAGATCAATTAATAAATGACGCTTACCTAGACATCTGGACTACGAAGCGTTGGAACTTTGCTACTAGGCAATACTTCTTTAAGTTCATCCCTGATATGCTGCCCACCAGAGATGTTATTACACCGGGCGCAAGCATTAACGCTAATGTTCAGAAAGGCTCACGCTCTGTCTCATTTTCAGCACCGATGGATAGATTAATAGAAGCGGACTTTGAGGGACAGGTTATTGAGATTCAGGGCTATGAATACGGAATTTCTAAAATTGTTAGTGCGTCAAACATCCTCCTAGATGAAGCATTTCACGGAACTAGCGATGTTGATGACGTTACTTGGAGAATTAAAAAGCGCTACTATGATCTCCCACAGGATTCATTAGAACTACTTGCTCTTGCTCATAGAGACATTCCAAATGGTAATGGCGTAGGTCGTTTTCCTCCTTACGGAAAACTATTAGGACTAATGGCTCGCAGAGATGAAGAACTAAACCTACGAATGGATTATGCGGCTTCTTATGCTGAAGCCTATGTTTGGTCTCCCAGTTTCTTTGTTCCAGAAGCACAGCAACTAACATTAACCGACGTAGGAACAGATCTTAATGATGGCTTTCCAAAGAATAGTTATTTAGAAGTATGTTGGGCGTTTGTTAGAGATGGTAAGGTTGGTGCCCTATCAGAGCCAAAAACTATTCATTTTGCTGGTGGTGGTAGTGGGACACATCAACTACGAATAGATTTTACTACTTGGGATGACCAACCTATTGTTGCCGACACCTTTCAGTCTTTTGATAGACAGCCTACGCAATTTGAGGGACTACGCAAGAAGATTTATTGGAACCAGAACTTTGATAGAATAAAGGGCAACAGACGAGGACTACCAGTTTGGAAAGAATTTAATAACGCCGCGATGAGCGTCACAAGAAATAGTGCTGGTTTCCTAGACGCGATTGAGGTTTCAGACACCGTTTCTACTTTTAACGTAACTAAATTTACTTGCATTGATCCCGGCAACAAACGCTACATAGAGATGGACGGACAATATAACCGCATCAGACCTTATCCTCGCGTAGATAGTTGGGATGAAGAAGTAACAAGGCAGAACGCAACCGATAGTCTTTCCAAAGTCCCACAGGACTTTTTACGCGAAGGTGTTGCTCGCTATTACTACAAGCCCGAGCACCTTGGCTTTGCTACTGATTCACCAGAGATGCCCCATGAATTCCATCATCTTATTGTCTACAAGACATTAGAGATTCTTTACGATAAGGTTGGTTCTATGGCTAATGCCGAGAACTATCGTCGTAAGATGGATAAAGAAATAAAACAACTAGAAAAGCGTTACACCGATCACATAGATTCCCTTGTTCGTAGAGGGCAGTTTAGAATGACTGGTAATAGGTTCTTTCAATACGATTATGCGTCTTTGAAGACAGGAGGCTGAAATGGCTGTTAAAGGACAAATCTTAAAGTTTAGCACCGCTCCTGCTATTGACCAGAGATGGAAAGAATCTACCGGTGGTGCTGAAAAGATCCAAAACTTTCGCATTGATCCATCAGGTGATGGTTGGCTTGCTGATAGAGGTTTGGAACCTTGGTTTGATTTTTCTGGTAAAGAGATTTCTCCCAGCCAACTTAACGTAAGTAGGATCTTTGAGGCAAAAGTAGATTCACAATTTATCTGGACCAAACAAAGCACCGGACAGGTCTATCACTTTATTGAGCAAAATGGTTTCCTCTACTATCTTTGGGGAAATAATAATAGTAGTGCTCTTACTACACCACCAAATGAATTCTTTGATAATTCGCGTGTAGTTATTGGAACTGGTCGTAGAATTAGAAAGGTTGGTGATGTAGGCACACAATACATCCCTTATGGAAACAGACTATTAATCATTAATGGTTTTGATAAGCCTATCTGGTTTTATGGAGACAATCGTTTTAGAGACTTTGGTTTTCAGTCCATAGCACCATCACCAGAGGTTATAGACATAATTCCTAAATACACAGCGGTTACTGATCTTACTGATGGAATTACGAGACCTAGTTTTGGTCCAAGCAGACCGATTGGTTTAGGCGACACAGGTGATAATGATGATAACACGTTTGCTTACAAGATGACCTTAATCAGCGACACAGGTTCTGAAAGTCCATTAGGCAACGCAAACTTTGTTGATTGGGCAGTAGATCCTGATGAGAACGTAAAAAGAGGCATCTTTCTTATTGATGTTCCAACAGGCAAGAAGGGGATTGTTGCTCGTAACATTTACAGAACCAAGAATATGCGTAATAATTCTAGTTCTGGGACAGCACAAGACCAGCTTTATTATCTCGTTCGTCAGATAGAAGACAACAGCACCGATGCTTTTATTGACGTAATTCCTGATAGTTCTCTAGTAACACCTGCTCCTTCCCTTACTGATTCAACACCGATTTCATCTACCTACCAGTTTGGAGAGGCTTGGAACAATAGACTTTGGCTAGGCGGTGGTGCTGACCATCCCACAAGGATTATTTACAGCGATGCTGGGCTCCCCGAACAATTTGGAGCATTTAATTATTTTGATGTAGGCTCAACTACTGGTGGGCACATTACTAAACTTATGGGCTATTACAACAGCCTACTTGTTTTTAGAGAAAGATCAATAGACATTATTCGTAATGGACCACAAGGTCTTACGATTTCTTCACTTACACCAGACGTGGGCACAACGGCTTCTAACACGATTTGTTTAGTCCCCGGTGTCGGGATAGTCTTTTTAAATAAAGATGGCTTGTATGCGACCACAGGGGGCTTAGAAGGCGGTTCTCAAGTTAGTGTCGTAAAGATCTCTGACTTCATCAGCAAAGCAATAGAATCTATTAACATTCCAGCCCTGCCTAACTGCTGTGCTGCTTATTCCAAGAAAGAAAAAGAATACTGGCTACACTATGTTCGCAAGGGAGAGACGGTTCCAACAAGAGGAATTGTTCTTCATAGCTACAATAAATCATTTTCTTTTAGGGGAACTAATGATTCTAGCGAAGAATACTTATGGTCTTTTACAACTATTCAGGCAGATCCAAATGGAAACTTTATCTTTGGAACTAGACCTGATTGGAGACTTGCTGATGGCACAGCCTCATCACCATCCACAACTGCTTCTAAAGGTTCTTTGGTAGGCTTACAGGTTTGGTCAGGTGCTTCTTACTGGGGCAAGACTTTAACTACTGGTGCTGCTTTATCAGATCCAGCTAGAAGACTTTACACAGGAACAGAAAATCCATTAAAGACTAACATTTGGGAAAGCAACTGGATGAACTTTGGAGACGCTGCGATGAAGCATCGTGTCTTTAGTGTTGAGATGGAAATGGTTTCTTACGGAGATAATTTAATAAAACTTGACTGGGGGAATGACTACGACGTTACTTGGTATGAAGCAGGTGGTCAAAAGATTTCCAAACCAGAATTAGTCTTTACTGAAAATGAAGATCCAGTTTTTGGTCCCGAAGAACTAACAATCAGCAAGGTTCCATTTAAAATAGGAGGAAGTGCTCTTCGTGCTGGTAGAATAGTAGTAATCCGCTGGGACGTAAACACTAAATTAGTAGATAATTTCAGGTTCCGCGTAAGAGGGGAGAACGGCGCTACATTCCACATTCTTGGATTTAGCATTAACTACAGCACCAGCGATCAAACACCTCTCAATCAGAGAGCAGGGCTACAACGCCCGCAGCCTTACTAGGAGATAAAATGGCTAAAACATTTACAGATAAACCTTTGAGGCAGTTCGATCAAGTAAAGACTGCGAACATCACCACAAACCTTGATAAAAACTTAGATGAACTAAATGGTAGATTAGATTCTAACAACTTACCTGTTAAGTCAGTTCTTAAACAACACCTTGCTTTGCCTGTTGGAACAGAAACCGCTGGTGGGAATGTAAGTAAGATCTCATCCATAATGCCTACACAGGCTTACTATCGAAATAAAAGAGATTACAACAACACTAATGTTGGTAGTGCCGTAGACATTTATGATCCAATCGTCTCAATAGATCTAGACACAGATTTTTATGGAGCAGGTTTTAATCCTCTACAAGAACTAGACCAATACTTTGAGGATTTCCCACTGCAATTTGACGCAAAAGAGGGAATGCTTATTGGCTGTGCGAACCTTGATTGGGAGCACGGCAACCAAGTTTATGGCGTTAGTCTTGGAGGAGATCCACCAATTACTGGCGCTCGCGGACGTGGGAACGATTG